TTTGCAAGATTAAATTGTTGCAGACAAAGATAACCAAAAGCATCAAAAGCATGGTCAACTCCTAAGTTTTTATTTGGTAAACCAGTATTAGGTGCATATGTAAGAGTTCTAAGTGCTTTTATCAATTCTTTACATCGAGGATGAATAAAAGTTCTTTGATTACCATTTGCATCTAACAAAGCAGTATTTACAGCCGTTATTTTATCTCTAATCTTCCACGGACTTTTTGGACTCATAACTGTAAAACCATTACGTCTAAGAATTGTATGGTCAGTAACGCCAACCCCACTTGTTTTTCTTGCACTACCAGTAGGATCAGGACAGGCAATAACTCTTCGATCCACTCCATACCTTCTAACAACCTCTTCTGCAAAATCCCAAGTGGTAGCACCACCCGTTAGCATGATCTCGTCAAACACATAGAGGTTATTGTCATGCTTATATGCACAAATTCCTGCCATAGGGTCTACGTTAAAGTCTAATCCCAACAACAAAGGCATCATGTGTAGATCTTGAATGTCTCTATCAATGTTCTCATCACTAAAGCTAACAGCAACAAGACCAGTTAAGTTCTCAAAACTAGCCTCAAACTCCTGTCTGAATGTCCTCGCATCCAACTGACCCCTAGCAGCCTCTACTTCCTCCTCCTTTACATTACCCCCTTCAATCGTAGTAAAACTCCACCTTTGCCAATCTTCCCACTCTCTCTCGCCACAAAAGCACCACATATCATAAAACCAACTAGCAGTACCATCAGGAGTACTGATAAACAAAGCCCACCCCTGTTTATCAGCTAATGCAGGTCTAATAACTTCAGCCCATACATCTCGATCCATAAAAGCAGCCTCATCTAATACAACTCCAGCTAAACTTCTACCTCTCAAAGCCATAGCATTTTCTGTTCCTTTTAACTCAATACTTGACCCATTTATCAAATCTAACCTTAAATCTGTTTCATTTTTACTCTGAACCCACACTTTTGGCACTAACTTCTTTAACTCCTTCCACGCAATATCCTTTGCCATCCTATAAGTAGGAGCACAATAAAAATAAACTTCTCCAGGTCGATTGATTGCTCCTCTGAGCAGTTCAATACAGGAAAGGTATGATTTACCAAACCTTCTTCCTGCAACCAACACCCGAAATCTTTTGTCACTATTGAATACCTCCCCTTGTGCATACCTTAAACTTATATCATTTGCATTTTTAACTGCCATAACACTAAAAATAACAGAAAATTCAACTAATACCCCCTATTTATAGCCTATTCCTCCTTTTTTAGGTTATTATTCCAATAAATACTACAAAAAGTAAGTCCGTGGCTTCTTCTACTTTTCCTACAGATCAACCAATAGAACAACCTAAAAGAAATATTAGATTTCGTGCTCGTTCTTCCGCACAACAAGTTCAAGAACGTTCCCAAAGACTCTACACCCGTCAATTAGAAGGTAAAACAACAAGAGCACTTGTCCTAGAACATGCAAAAATTGAATCAATTTCAGAAGTAACCGCATGGCAAGATTGGAAAAAAGTTAAAGAATGGAATAAAGAAGATTGGGAAAAAGATAGAGAAACTATGCTCCCTCGTCTACAAGCTATGAGAATACGTTTATTCAATAAAGCTGTTAAAAAAGGTCAACTCCAAACAGCAGCACAGATCCTAGACTCCCTCGGCAAAGTAATTGGCGAATCCGTTGAAACAGTTAATATCCAAGCTCCAGAACTCGCTATTCGCATAGAACCAAAAAATTAAACGATATATATTTAAGTTCCCCACGCACACAAAAATAAAAAAATATTCTGCAACCCTACCCCGTAGGGTAAGGAATACAAAATAAATTTTAATTCTAAGCTAGTTTAAATAAGCTCTAGCCGTACTCTTTTAGATTCTCTAGTGTTTCTTCATAAGTAAAATTTCTTAGGCATTGAACAGGCTCTAATATATACATATGATAAAAAGAGTTTTCTGTATCAATACAATGTTGATACTGCCTTCTTGTTAATGTTGGTTGATTTGAAGTAGCCATAAGATTTGTTTAATTAATATTATATTAATCTAAAATGATTAATAATTAATTAATTGTAAACATTATGTAACAATGATATAAAATGATGTATAGGTTCGGTACAATTTAAAATAGGAATACTAATCTAATTTTTTATTTATTACTTAACTCTTTTTTACTACTACTCATTTTTTTAAATCTCAATAGTAAAAATATTTATTTAATAAATTTATTCCACAAGATCAGTAAACCTTTAAAAAAGAAAATTATTTAAAATCTTACTATGAAAAATTTCTTTTTATTTGCTTCAATGTTTGGATTATTCCTATTAGCATTTGATAGTGGATTAAATAAAAGTACTCTTAATCAGTGTACTAATAACAACGATAATTCAGCATGTAATTATCTTGTTAAAAATGGAAGTAGTTATCAAAAAAAGATAGCTAAACTAACTTTATTAAGTAGAGGTTATTAATATGGAATCAAATTATTTAGAATTAAAATTGTTTCTTAATTTATCGGATGAAGAAGTTGCTGAAGTATTGGAGAAATTGGAAGGATTACAAGATATAGAGACATTTAGAGAATTAAAAAAAGAAATTATCAAAAGTTATGAATCAAAAAAAGCATTAGAAGAATTAGACTTTTTAAATGCGGATTTAGTAGATACTGAAGAACCATTTTAAAAAATATTAATTAATTCTTTTTAGGTAGTCTAAAAAACTACCTAGAAAAAATTAATTATTAATTTAATTAATTTAATTAAAATCTTACATTTTATTGTTATGGCAATTAAAAAAGAAACTTTTTTTGAAAGTATAGATAGATATGCTTTTGACCTCGATATGTGCAAGCCGTCAAAAGGATTTGCACAATTAGATACAACAGAAGATGCACACTATTATGGTAATTGGGTTAATTTTAGGGATTATAAAATAGTTAGTTATTGTGAGGGAGATATAACTATCGAAACTTGCGAGAATAAAGAAGAATTTAAAAAGTTACTTAAAAAAACTGTAGACTTTTATAAGTTTAAAGCTGAAAGTTTTAAAGGTATAGATTTATTATGTGATGAGACTATAAAAGAAGATTTTAATAAATTAGGGTTAGATAAAAATTATTATCTTTATAAATCATATTGCAAGGATTAATAATGAAACATTTTAAAACTATTGAAGAATATCCTAAGGATTTTAAATATATAAATGAATTTTATATATTAATTAAAGGATTTTCAAATATGGATTATGAAAATAGACATAATCCATTTTATTTTTATTTAGATTTTATAGGTTATACCAAAAATAGAACTAACGGGATAGCTTATGATTTACTACCTTATAGAGCTATTGAATGTTTTGGTCATCTTGAAAGATGTTCTTTTATGATGGCATTAAAAGTGTTTGAAAATTACTCTTATGAAGATGTTTATGATTATATTGATTTATTAAATCATAAATTTAAAAAAGGATTTCCAATATTTGTAGATAATTTCTAAGGATTATATAAGAAATACTTATAAACAAATAATGATATAAATTATATACATATAAACATTATTATGGTATCATTTAATTAGTTTATACAAAAAATCTTACAATGAATGAACTAACAAAGCCTATTAAAGGCAAAAAACAACAACCCATGAATGAATTAAGATTCCAAGCAATCATGGGAGAATATTTAATTGATTGTAGTGAATACTATGAAAAGCAAAGTATTCGTAAGGCATACGCTATGAATGATGAAGCAGGTTTAAGAAAAATTTTAGAGAGTGAGTATTGATTATGAATAAAAAAGAATTTAAAGAGAAAATGTATTCTCAAATTTATGATTCTGCTAGTTATTTAGCTATGAATCATAATTATTTACCTAAATCCGTAGGAAAAATAGATTTAAGATTGAATGATAAAGAGATAGCAAAGTTAAAAAATATTATCTGGTATATAGCTCATTCAAAATTATGGAAATAACTATGAATTACAAAGTTACCTATGCGATTGATTCTCTTGATACTAACCCAGTTATCAAGATATTTGAATCTGAATATGAAGCTGAAGAATGGCTTGAAAATGAAGTTCAAGAGAGAATAGATTATACAGTTCAGCATAGTCCATATACTATCTCTAAAAAGGAATATAAAGAGATAGAGGAGAATGAATACACATTAGTAAGGATAGAAAAATTATGAAATATCTTGTCAAAACATTATCAGCTTGGACTACTTTTGAAGATTTAATTTTAAATGAATCTGAATTAAAAGAGTACAAAGAATATGCAAGAGATCAACAATTACTTTTAGAGGTAACTGATTATGAATAAATTAGAATCAACAATACCTTTTGATGGTTTTTATGAATCATTTATTAGTGCTGATATAGACCATCAAATAGGTCAACAAATAGAATGGGATTGTGATATATATGACTTAAATGAATCTGAAGAAGAAGTTTTATATAATAATTATTTAACTGTTAATACATCATATTTTTATAATCAAATAGCTGAAGATTATACAAATTTTTATATTGATGCACTTAATGAGAGATTAAAAGGATTTACATTAAAGGCAACTTATAAGTCTTTTAATAGTCCGAGAGAATATAATTTTGAAACAGATAGAATTTTTATAGAAATAGAAGAAAATCATTGTATTGAATTTATTGAACATATAGTTAAAAACTATAAAAAAGAATTAGAAGAAAAAATAAAACAAAGATTTACAAGTAGAGATGGATTTATTTCTTTTTATAAAAACAGTATAGATTTATGGACTAAAGATTTTAAAGAATGGGATTGTAATATGATAGGTACTTGTTTTGAATTATTTGATTTAGAAGAAGAAGATATAAATTATTCACTTAGAGAATATTTAAGTGAAAGAATAATGTTTAACTTAGGAAATACGTTAGGTAAAGAAGGTATAGATTTATTAGATAAAAAACAAAAAGAGATAGATAAAAAAGAATTAATGGATAAACAACAACAAAAACTAAATTTTAATTAATTATGAAACACATTATTGCTATGAATTGCAGAATAAATCAGTTAACTGAAGAACATCAAGTAACTATTATACGCTTGATAAATCATTTAGCTGCACATACTTATGAATATCAGGTTCATGCTATGAATCGGATTGAAAAGATACAAAAAGAAAATCCGTATTGTGATGATATAGAGGGTTTTGAAAAATTAACAATGGAATTAGAGGATATTGAATAATGGTAAATATAAATCCAAATAGAGAATCATGTATGGAATACATGAAAGAATTAATTAGAAATAAATTACCAAGAGAAGAAGTAATAGAAGAATGTGAATTAGCCTTTAATGGTGTTCATAAAAGTACTTTTTATGATTGGTATAAAAT